AATTTTACAACTTAAAATAACTGAACTTGATGCTACAATTAAAATAGCTGAAACAAATTTAGAGAATCAAAAAGCTACAAAGAAAGCGCAAGTTGAAGCATCCAAAAGAAACCGAGATATTTTAGTTGGAATATTGGATTTTATCACAACCCCTCTTGATTTATTATTAAAAAGCATTGATAAAATAGCGGCTTTTGTAGGTCAAGATACTGGTTTGTCAGATTGGTTTAAAGGAATAAAAAAAGATGCAGCGGAATTGGTTTTTGATCCTGAAGAGACAGCATCGGAAGGAGATAAATTAATAAAGGCGGCAGAAGAAAAATTGACTGAATTAAAAAATCAACAAGCAGGTTTACAATTATCGCTTAAAGAAATAAACAAGCAAGGTAGTCAATCAAATATTGACAATAAAAAAGCGGAGCTTGACGCGCTAATAGAACTTGAGATACGGAAAGACCAAACCGACAAAGCAAGATTAGAGAAACTATTAGCTGACCGTTTAGCCTTAGAAAAATTAAAAGGCAGTCAATTAATACTTGCTCAACAAGATAACGCGGAAAAAGTACGTCAAGCTATTAAAGATGACAATAAAGAAGAATTAAATTTAGAAACTACAAAACTTGATAAATTAAAAGTTCTAAGCAATACTAAGTTAGAAACATTAAAAAATAGTTTATCAGCGGAAAGAATAGCACAATTAGAAGCAGCTGAATTAGAAATTAAAATCTTAGAATCAAAAGCAGCAAGGTCACGAAGAATAGATGAACAAGCTAATTCATTTAAAGTAAAATCAGTACAACAAGGATTAGAAATAATTTCAAATATTACTGAGTTATTTGCTAAAAAAGGTGAGAAACAAGCTAAGCGTGCATTTCAAATTCAAAAATCTGCGCAAATTGCAAGTGCATTAATCAATACTTATCAAAGTGCAACAGGGGCGTATGCATCTCAGTTCTTGCCTATTCCTGACCCTTCTTCCCCAGTTCGTGGTGGTATTGCAGCAGGTTTAGCAGTTGCCGCAGGTTTAGTAAACGTGGCTAAGATTGCATCACAAAAGTTTGAGGGCGGTTCGCAAGGTGGTGGTGGTGGTGCGCCTGCTGGTGGAGTTGGTGGCGGTCAGATACAAGCTCCGCAATTTCAAACTATCGGAACAAGTGGCGTGAATCAATTAGCAACATTACAACAACAGCCAACAAAGGCGTATGTAGTGAGTGGTGAAGTTACAAGCGCACAGGCTTTGGATAGAAATAGAGTACAAAATGCAACATTATAAGTTAGATAGTTATGGCAAAGATGGAAATTATAGAACTGCTTATTGATGAGAATAAAATCGAAAGCGGTATCAATGCGGTTTCAGTTGTTGAAAGTCCAGCAATCGAAGAGAATTTTGTAGCCTTAAAAAAACACGAAGTAGAACTAAAAGAAGTTGACGGAGAGAAACGTATCTTAATGGGTGCGGCTTTAGTTCCTAACAAACAGATTTACCGTAAAAACGGAGACAAAGAATTCTATATTTATTTCAGTGAGGACACAGTACGCAAAGCATCGGAGTTATTCTTAATGAGAGCCAACCAAAACAATGCAACCTTAGAACATGAAAAGAAAATGTTAGACGGAATGTCGGTTGTTGAGAGTTGGATTATTGAAGATGAAAAACAAGACAAGTCAGCAAAATACGGATTCAATTTACCGAAAGGAACTTGGATGATTTCAATGAAAGTAAATAACGATGAGATTTGGAACAAGGTAAAAGCTGGTGAAGTAAAAGGATTCAGCATTGAAGGTTACTTTGTTGACAAATATGAAATGAGTTTACAAGAAACCGAAGAAGATAGATTGATTAATGCGATTCGTGATTTGATACTAAAAGACGAACAATATAAATTAGAAACTTACAACGACTACCCTCAACAAGCAAGTGAAAACGCAAATATAGCTTTACGTTATGCTGAAGAAAATGGTTGGGGAGATTGTGGTACGCCAGTAGGAAAAGCAAGAGCAAATCAATTAGCAAATGGTGAGAATATAAGCGAAGAAACTATTGCACGAATGGCTTCATTTGCACGTCACAAAGAAAACAGCCAAAAAGAACTTGGGGATGGTTGTGGTCGTTTAATGTGGTTAGCTTGGGGAGGTGATGCTGGTATTGAGTGGGCGCAAAGAAAGTTAGAACAAATCAAAAATAAATAAAAATGAAAAAAATGAATAACATTTTAAAAATGATTTCTAAAATGGAATCAAACGCTAACGAGGTAAAGTTAGGTAAACACGAAGTTAATTTAGCGTTAGTAGACGAGATAAAAGCAGTTTCAAAAAAATATATGCCTTTATGGGCTAAAGCTAATTCAGATTACGCTTCAGCAATTGTAAACTTAAAAGCTGCATTAGAAGTTGTAAACCAAGCCGAACAATTAATTATGAAAGGTCAAGTTCAAGTAAAAGAATTAGGCTTAACAGATACTTTTTTTACATCTCAAATGGACGCAATAAAAGAAGAAAAAAATAAAGTTACTTCTTTACTTAATAGATTAAATAAATAACTATGGAAACAAGTAAAGTAAGTCCACGTGGTGGCAAAAGAGGTTGTTTATGTAAAGACGGAAAATACCACAAAGATTGTTGCGACGGAAGTTTACAAGCTCAAGGGATAGGCAAAACAGCGAGTGTAACGCCACAAAACGTAACGATAACAGAAATAGACGGAGTGAAAACAATAGTACGTCAAAACGGATAAAAAAGGAACAAGTATAAATTCAAAAGTTAATAAGTTATGAACACACTAAAAACAGTTTACGGAAAACTCTTTAAAGAAGAAACTAAGTTGGCTTCGCATAAAGTTAATTTAGGATTGCTTCAAGATGCTCAAAAAATGGTTACGGCTTCTGAAAAAGCATGGTTAGCAGCAAATCAAAAAGTAAATATAATTAATGCAAAAGCAAAAGAAGCGGTTGAATCTTTAATAAAAGCACAAAGTGAAAACAGCGCTGCATTAAGATTAGTAAATACATTAATTGCAAATACTAAAGATTTAGGTCTGCCAATTAGTCCTGAATCTCAAAAAATGTTTGATATGTTATCAACAAGATCAAAATCATTAAATGATGGTATTGCAGCAGTAAAACAAGTAAATGTTCAACAAATAAAAGGATAAATAAAAATGAAAAATAGCCTAATAAACCAAATCAAAACTTTGCTCGGAATGGAAGTAAAACTTGAGCAAATGAAATTAATGGATGGAGTTTCTATTCTTGAAGCTGAATCATTCGAAGCAGGTAACGAAGTTTTTATCGTAACGGAAGATGACCAAAGAATCGCTTTGCCAATTGGAGAGTACGAACTTGAAGACGGTCGTATGTTAATCGTAATTGAAGAGGGTGTTATTTCCGAAGTTAAAGAAAAAGAGGAAGAGGTTGAAGAGCCTGAAGTTGAGGTTGAAGTTGAAACCGAGAAAAAGGCGGAAATGGAAACTGAAAAAACAGCTCCTAAAAAAACAATCGAAAGCGTAGTTAAAGAAACTTTCTTTTCTGAAATAGAAAAACTAAAAGAAGAAAACGAAACTTTAAAAGCTGAACTAAGCAAATTAAAAGAGGTTAAAGAAACAGAGGTTGAGTTAGCTATCGAAGAAGAAGTTAAACCAATTTCTTTTAATCCTGAAAACGAGAACAAAGTTGAGGTTGTTAAAATAGCTTCAAAAAGACCTCGCACAATTATGGATTCAGTCATGAACAAAATAAATAAGTAATAATTTAAAAAAACAAAAAAAATGAGTACAACATTCACATCAGTATCTAACGATGTTTTACGTCAAGTAGGCGTAGTTGAAACATTGACAGGTGCAACAACTTTAACTGCTGAGGATAGTGGTAAAGTATTTATTCTTAACGCTGCTGCTGGAGCGCAAATTACACTTCCTGCGGTTGCTGATGCAGCTGGACAGTCTTATAAGTTCGTAGTTGGTGCATTATTTGCAACTACTGCTTGGACTATCAAAGCAGCTTCAAACAAAATCCAAGGTGGTGTTATCGTAAATAGCGTTAACGTACCGGGAGCGGATGAAAACACAATTACTTTTGCACACGCTGCTGACACAATTGGTGATTTCGTAGAATTACATTCTGATGGTTCTAACTGGTATGTTTTCGGATTGGGAACTGCTGCTGGAGCAATTACATTAACTGTAGTATAAATAATTTAAAAAATTCATAAAATGAGTACAACACAATCAATTACAACTACTTACGCTGGCGAGTTCGCAGGTAAGTATATTGCTGCAGCTTTATTGTCTGCTCCAACCTTAGAAAAAGGCGGTATTACTATCATGCCTAACGTTAAATACAAGCAAGTTATCAAAAGAGTAGCAACTGATGATATCATCAAAAACGCTACTTGCGACTTTGACCCAACTTCAACTGTAACTTTAACTGAGCGAGTTCTTCAACCTGAATCATTCCAAGTTAACCTACAATTATGTAAGTCTGATTTCAGAGCTGATTGGGATGCTATCCAAATGGGATATTCTGCATTCGATGTATTGCCTAAATCATTCGCTGATTTCTTAATCGCACACGCTGCTGAAAAAGTTGCTGCTGGAATGGAAACTTCAATTTGGAGAGGTGTAAACGCAACAGCTGGACAATTTGCTGGTATCATGACACAATTAACTACTGATGCTGCTTTACCTGCTGCTCAAGAAGTTGCTGGAACATCTGTAACAGCTTCAAACGTTATCGCTGAGTTAGGTTCTATCATTGACGCTTTACCTGCTGCTTTGTACGGAAAAGAAGATTTAACTCTTTATGTTTCTAACAACATTTACAGAGCTTACGTTCGTGCATTGGGTGGTTTTGCTGCTTCAGGTGTAGGTGCTAATGGTTACGAAAACAAAGGAACTAATCAAGTATTGGATAACCTTTACTTTGATGGAGTTAAGATTTTCTTAGCTAACGGACTTGCTTCAAACACTGCACTTCTTTCTCAAACTTCTAACTTGTATTTTGCAACTGGTTTGATGAATGACATGAACGAAGTTAAAGTTTTAGATATGGGCGACATCGACGGTTCTCAAAACGTACGTGTAGTTATGCGATTTACTGCTGACGCTAAATACGGTTTTGCTTCCGACGTTGTTACTTACGGAATTGTAAATTCAGCTAATTAATCAAACTAACAATAAGCGAGGGTG